TCTCTCTCACCAAGATACTTGATCTGATCCTCAGGGATAGAATGCTCCCTTAAGATAGCTTGTATCTGCATGTGAGTGAGTTCGTACTGACTGGGTACTTTCATTTGATCAAGCATTTCTGATGTTAAAAGAAAAAACGATACGTTCTGAGTCTGATTGTACTGCCCTACACTGGTGTGCTAAGCATGACGGGAAGAAGATGATGTCACCTTCTTCAACCTCAGGAACATACTCTATCACGTTACCCTCCACAAAGTCAAGGTATGGAGCAAAAAAAGTCGTTGCTTGGTGGTCACTTTGTAAACTGGCATATAAAATTGCCGAATAACCCAAAGCTCCATGATTATGGAGTTGATGATATCCACCACGACCATACCGTTGACCCCATACATTTTGAATATCAAATTTTGCTGGATATACAGCATCAAACTCCTTTAATGCAGGTTGTAGTAGTTTAAACAACTTATCTGCATATGGTGGTATTTTACCCTCTTGATGATATTTAAAATAATCTGTTTGATGACCATCACATTCCTCAGTGTCCAGCAGGTCAATGATCTCATCTTTATGTTCAGTCCAATTCTCAACTTTATATGAGAGAATTGAAATTGCAAATGCTGCTTCAATGTTCATGTATTCTTGCCTTTTCTCAATGCTTCATTCTCATATTCTATAGCACCATCTGGTCTTACAACATAACAATGATACCAATATGTGTCATCAGTTACTTCATCCTTACGAGGGAAATAATCAGTGACAAAATCAAATGCTAACTCTGCATTTCTAAACTCAATGTATCCATAATACTTACTTTCTAATGTAACAGCTAATTCTGATGGTACTTCCTCATCAATCTTGTAGTAATCAACGACAATCTTTTTAGCATCATCCGATGTCACTTCTAATCTTGGATTCTCCCAATATACCAGAGCACCAGAAATAGTGGAAGCATGTGCTTCAATCTGATCCCAGTCTCTAGCACTATCAAATGTCTGTATGTTCTGCATTTTTATCCTCCAACTTCTTTAATTTATAAGCAGCACTAACTCTAATGCCATAAAATTCTCTACTGGTATCTTCTACACAGTGTAATATATCTGACGGAAAACATAATGCAGATCCTGGTTTAGGAAATACAGCATCAAATCTACCGTCATCTTGTACAAACATAGTCTTACCACCCCACATTAAATCCCATACAGGATTACAGAATACTAAAAATGTATAGTCTGCATCATCTTTATGCATAAAACCATCCAATCCTCTTGTATGTCCATTAACATAATAATCAAGGATTTTAAATTTGAATGGCACAAGAACTTCAATCTTTTCAGGAATGACATTATCAAACATTGATATTCCCTTTACATCCATTTTCCAAAACTTCTTATGTGGTGCTGTGTGATCACTGGTAGCACCCCACTGCCATCTAGGACGACTGCAGATCTTTTCAATTTCCTGCATTTCTTCTTTTGTGAGAATAGTATCCCACGACATAATATCAGTTAACAAAGCCATATCAATTCCTCAATTGTACACAACGTTTAATAATTCCACAACGAACATGATCAAGTAAGAGCAAAGTCTCCTTGTCCACATCTTGCTCATTGATCTTAAGAAATAACTTATTAAGTTCAGTGATATAAAATCTCATCGTAGGATCTGGAATAGAACTTTCCATCCAGAATGTGACACATTTTCTAACACCAGAGGTGACTGGTCTAACACCATGAACATAATCAGATGGGTAAATTAGAATCTTTCCTGGTTCTATTCTCCTCTCAATAGTTTCTGTTCCCATTTTAATGAAGTGCTCACCGCCTTCATAATCATCATTCAATGTGATAACAGCGGTATAATCTGTTCGGTTACCCCACATGTTCCAATAATCTACATGATCAGCATAATGCTGTCCTTCCTCGTACTTCAGCATATAACATGGACTAACTTTATTAAGTGGATGTAACTCAGATACTATTGAATTACCCATAACCTTATGGATAGCAGCATTTGTCATCTTATTTAATTCAATATCATCTTGCTGCTTATTATCCTTTATGTCTTTGTCCTTAGGACCTGTAATAGCACCATCAACAAATTTTCCAGCATCAAATATACTAACTAATTGTCTAAGTTGATTAGTGTCAAGAAAATCATATTCATATATCATTGTTGTTGTGCCATACTTTTAATTAATTCATCTACAGCTTTCTTATACTGTTCAACTACATTTGGTAGAGGAGTACACATATTAAGAATCTTATCATAACCAATCAGAAATGATGTATCAGATGAGAAAAACTTCCATGGTGTAAACACCACACCAACCTGTTGATTTTTAATAGGTCCTGATCTGGTTAATGTAAAAGGATATACCATATTATAGCATACCTGCTTATCAACACCATCAACCTTTTCAACATGATCTTTTAAATTAGCGATCACCTCTTCTCCCGTGGATAACGTAAGAATGAGAATATTTAATTTGTCGTTCATAATTTAGTTAAACGTTGTTTTCTTTAATTTTAGCTAGTAGTGCATCTAGTTCGTCTTGTGTCTCAACATACTGATCTGAGACATTTGCAGGTGCAAATAAAACATCAGGATTCTTGATAGTATAGTTAGATGCAATAGTCAATACAATCCTCTTTGCATACTCACCGTATGTGGTTGCAGTAAATGTTCCAAACTGATCAATAGTATCTAGATATGCTTTACCTGCATTCAAAGCATCGCCATTTACATCTTTTAATGATATAAACCTCGCATACATTATTGGATTGAATGGGAATCTAACATCATCAGCATCTTGACCATCATAATCTTGTGGCAATGTTCTTAACTTAGTTCTGTATGCTGTCCACTGTGCTTTTAAGTCAGCACTAAGATCAGCATCAGGCATCTGTGTCCAATCACAGTCTTGTAGAAGGAAGTTTCTAATCATTCTAATACCTTCCCATGTAACCTTATTCCATCTACCATACTCATTGTATAGTTTTTCCTGAATAGTCTCCTGTTCAGTATCCTGATATTCAAAATACTTCTCTTTAATTGTCTCAGCAATCTGTGCTACTTCTGCTTCAGTTGGTTCTCTCCACTGATATGTCTTCCATGCTCTTTCTTTAGTTGCACGATCATATACATACTTTTTCTTTTCTATACCATATGATCCATCACTGAAATGATTCAAATGAATCAAGCGATCTTTATCAGATGTCCAGAATGGATATAGAATATTTTGAATATTGGCATTCCAATAGTCCTCACCAATAAATTCTGTCTTACCATCAACGATGATCATTCTTTCTAGTGCATTAACTTGCACTACTATACGGATGTCTGCCATTTGATTAAGGGATTTTAATGAACCAGCCTGTTGCAATATATTTATCATTGGTGAAGACAGTGTTTCCACGATGAACATGTGTCATTCCTGCTGGCCAGATCAGTAATGTACCTGTTTGTGGTTTGTATCTCTTCCTTTGATACAAAAATTCTGTTTCTGCTTCACCATCAGGCATATCATTTAGATAAACCATCCATGCCAATTCTCTATTTGCTGCTCTAAAGCTAGAGTTTTCATAATGCCAAGTGTGATAACCACCACCAGGTGGTGTTTTCTGCACTTTTAAACCAAGAGATGATAATTTAACTCTACTGATATGGTCATACTCTTGTTTGTAGTTTTCAAATGCAGCATTCAAATACTTATAGAAATGTGCAGACAATCCCATATCAATATCATCATACATCATACTGACATCATTACGTGCCAGTTTCTTTTCTGGCATCTGATCACTTCCATGTTGACTGTATTGTGGGTTAACATGTAGATAGTTCTCAAAATTAGATATTATCTTAGAACAAATCTCATGATGCACAAATCTTCTATACACTCCAATAAAGTCTTCAAATTTACCCTCAATTCTATCAGGATCAATGATCAATCCACTTTCACTTGCTTGTAGCATCAATACGCTCGGATCATATACTTCACTAAATGATAGCGTGTTAGCAGCGGAATGTCAATGTCGGGTTGCAAGGCAGATGAAACATTCAATTTAACAGCAGATGATAGGGTAAATGTACCCTCGTTCACATCAAAACCAGCAGAATTAATTGGATCACCTTGTGGTTCAATACGTTCAGTAACAAATTCAATACCTAAATCAGTCTTACCAGATGGATATGTTGTAATAGTTTGCTCTGTTTCATCATGAATGAATGAAATATAATCAATACCAAAATTATCATTATCAGGATTTCCACCAGAAGATCTTTCTTGTCTTATCTCTAATATCAAATTACTTACTCTGTATGATGTTGCTAGAGGAATATCAACAAAAGTCCAATTACTAGGACCAGAAGTAGAGGAAATCGTACCAATCTTATTAAAACTAGTAGCATTATCATTACTAGCAAATAATTCTAGTGGTTCACCTGGTGCTTCTCCACCATTAGAACCATTACCACAAATAACTCTAATTCTAACCTGTAATATTTCTGCATTCTTTGAGTTACCTGCAGAAGCATTGATATTAATTGATCTTGCCCATCGTGTAGCTTCAGTTCCAAAGAATCTAAGATATTGTTCAGTATCAGTAGAAGTAAATCCACCATTGATACCAGATCCAGTTCCAGATTGAACATAATCAACAGAAGGACTTGAAGTATTAATTATTCCAGAAGTAGTTGAGGTACCTGTACCACCAGGAACAGTCTCGGATACAATATAACCAATCTTACCAGCACCACCTTCTCCACTATTAGAACCACCAGATCCAACAACTAATGTTCCAGCATTTATATTAGTAGCATCAAAACTGAAATTAAAGAATGAACCTGATCCACCTCCACCACCACCAGGACCATAATAAGTCTGGTTTTGTACAGCAATCATTCTAACAGAACCATCACCACCAGCAAGTTCTTGATTAGCAGCAACAACAGAACCATTACCAGCATTTCCTGCTGATATTAAGGTTGCTGTTATACCTGTACCAGATGATTTATATGCACTTTGTCCTCTAGTAGCACCATAACCTTCCCTACGTGCGTTAGAACCGTTTGATGCACCTCCACCACCACCAATACCACTACCAGCACCGACGCCACCGCCGCCGCCTCCTCCTCCACCACCAGAGCAGACGGAGTTACCACCCACACCACCACTTCCAGAGAAAATAGCACTTAAACTTTGAGCACCATCATTACTAGTAAGTTGTCCATTTTGGTCAGCACCTTGAGTAGAAGAACCACCAGCACCACCACCTCCACCACCAGCAGCACCAGCAGCCATTGCAGAAGCAGTACCAATAGCTGATGAAGCACCACCAGCTCCACCGCCTCCTCCTCCAGTACCAGAACCACCAGCACCACCAGGAGAAAACCCAGTATTATTTGCTCCACCTTGTGTTAAACCTGAACCTGCGTTTCCACCTCCACCAACATAAACTCTCAAAGCACCAGAAATAGAAGCTATATTAATATTGACGTTGAGTTCTTTACCACTACCACCGTTACCAGCCCAATAACCACTATCACCAGTACCACCTGATCCTCCTCCACCACCTCTAACTTCTGACCTTAAACTATCTAATGGCCAATCAGTTGGTAGAGTATAAGTAGCATAGGCTGAATTTGGTGTATTAAAAAGTTGAGATACTTCTTGTGTCCCAGTAAATAAAGTTCTAGCACCATCACCACCTGCACCTAATACTAATGCACTGGTAGCACCATTACCAGCAGTTGTACCACCACCACCACTACCAGCATTTCCATTAAAATATTGACTAACTACAATATCCAATCCATTTACATTATATGTGCCATCTGAATTGACAATTGTCGTAGATCCGCCAGAAACAATTCTACCTTGTCCACCAGAACCACCAGCACCACCACCAGTTAAGTAATTAGTTGTAGATCCACCTGTGCATTCGCTTCTAGAAGTAAACATGACCGCACCAGTATCATTTCTTGTAGCAACAAATCCAACACCACCTGGGTTATTTGCCCAAGAGTTATCACCATTAGCAGCAGAATCATTTTTAGTTCTACATTTCAATTGATTCCAACCAATCTGTAGAGTATTTGCAGGAACAACCAAGGTTGCACTACTGGAATAAGGTACAGCAGGTCCTGTAGTATTTGGTGGTGTAGCGTTACCTTGCTTCCAAGTACCATCAGGATTATATAAATCCATTTCAGAACTACCATCAGCATGGAATTCAACATTAAAACCAGCAGCAGCAAGAGATGCATCAACATTAATACCAACACCAGCTTCTATCCATGTTCCTACGTAAGGGTCTGAACTTCCCACTGGAGCAACTTTATAAATTCCATATTGCAACAAGAAAGAAGACCATACAGCAGCAGCACCAGAAGAAATATTAGATGCACCAACAGCAACCCAATCTCTTGTTTGCAATAATATCTCCCATCCTTCTCCTCCTTGACCACCATCTGAGTAAATTTGATATTGATTACCAGCATAGTTAAATTGATAATAACTAGCTCCACCATCTTGACCATCAGTATCACTAGTAGCACCACCACCACCTCCACCACTAAGAGTACCATTAACTCCTACAATTGGAAGTTGTGCTGCTGTGGGAGCAGGAACTGTGTAAGATCCTGGAGTAATCTGTTCTGTAATAGTTAATGAACTAGTGCTTACTCCACCAGGTAATTGAATTGTTTTACCACCAATACTATATGAGTCATCAATATCATATGCTGTATCAGGTGGTTGTTGAATAACTGTTACTTGATCAGCTGGTAGATCTCCTGAAATTTTATATTGCATCTCTAATACAATATTTTCATTTGCACTACCATTTGTTGTTGCAGATAATGCAAGTAGTTTTGTTGCATTATATTTTGATGTTGCTAACCTAAAATTATCATCATCATTTTTAATTACATACCACTCTGTGTTAGGAGCAAATGGAGTAAGAGTACCATTAACATCAAATACTAATTGAGTTGTCTGATCATTTGATCTAACTCTAATTTTATAACCAGTAAACAAATCATGACCAGGAATATTAAATATTGTTCCTGCTATATCACTAATAATATTATTAGCAGTAATAGTGCTTAGTACAATCTCACCAATACCACCTGTATTACCAAACGTAGCAAGAGATGGATCAGTAATAATATAATCTACAATACCATGAGTGTGGAATAATGGTGTTCCATCAGTAGGCAAGAAGAAACTAACCTGTCCCACACTATCCTTATAACCAGCAAGACATGTATCAACCGCAAATCCAGAACCTTCAAATGCTCCTGCCTGAGGTGCTGTAGATGTAAGAATAGCATGTTCATGTTCAGGAACAGATGAAATAAGTTTTTCTTGTAATGGTCCTATTTGCAATCCTACCTCACCATTTAAAGTTCCACCAACAAATTCTGTTACATTCTGATATCCAGTTATTACAATATTTCCAATATCAAATAATGCTTCTTGTTGTGTTTTTGAAAAGAACCATCTACCACCAATTGCACCAACAGTAGAAATAACATTACCAGATACAGGAGATCCACCACCACTGACACCACCACCAACACCAACCATTTTTCTAGCTTTATAGTCAGGAACATTAAATTTAATGCCACCAGAATCTACTCCAAAATCTTCTGGATCATATGTTCCAGTTGTTCCACCATACTTATCTTCAATAACCTCATACAATAATGGAAACTGATCTGCATCATACTCACCTCCATCACAATATAACCATCCAGGATATTGCATTGCTGGATCAGTAGCAGTATCAAAAGATGTAGTTACAATTTCAACTCTTGCTGTTCCACTACTACCTGGTTGAGTAATATAAACCACATCACCATCAGCATATCCATATCCAGGACTTTTAATAGTAGCAAAATTCACACTACCATCTAAGTTTGCTGCAATACCAACAGTTAATCCAAATCCAGTGCTTGATTGCACGTCAAGTGCTCCATTATCACCAACTTGAGTAACGTTATAATATTTTCCTACAGCAATATCTCCATTACTCCTAGTCCATTTAATAGTATTTGCGTCAATAACATCAACGTAAAATGTAAACCCTTTATCAACTTGGATTCCACCAACACCATTTGCTGCTAAAGTTGCCGTTGCTGTAGCACCTGTACCACCTCCACCAATTAATGTAACCTGAGGGAATTGATATCCTGTACCACCATCAATAATGTTAATCCCAGTAACCTTTCCTGTAGTAGCATCAATTTCTGCAGAAAATTGACCAGATGTAAGAGGACCACTACCACTATCAGTTACTTGTACAAGTGGTGCTGCTGTATAATTACTACCGCCACCACCACCAATAGTAAAAGATTGAATAGATGCTCCTAATGTAAGTTTGTTAGGAGCTTGGGTTGAAGTAATAACTGTAAGTTTATCTCCCTCAATAAAAGGATGACTATTAATAGTAACGTTATCATCTCCTTCTCCAAATACTAATGTAGTAGTAGGAATATCAAGTTGAATTGGAGTTGTAGGATACCCATTAATTGTTCCTAGATCAGTTGTATATCCAGTACCACCACCAGCACCAGAAACAATTGATCCTAAGTTTTCCACAACACCATTATCTGTTACTTTGTCATCAGTTGCTTTGAATATAGGTACAACAGAACCAATTGGCATCGTAGAGTTGCCAAAAGTTGCTTTGTCTGTTAGATAATTAGAACGTATATTTCTTGGCATTTTAGGTCTTGATTAAGTAATCTACCATGATAAAAGGAGCAATTAAGTTATCAATCTTTGTATCAGTTTCTGCTTGGATATTAATAGAAGCACTCATTCCATCGGTAGAAATAAATGTCTCTGGTATATCTAGCTTAAAATTTGTAAGTCCAGTTGTATAGGTAATAGTATGTGTATGTTTTGTAGGATCATCTTCATAATCAAATGGTGTTGTGGTCTCAATAATATTTGAAATTTGAGGATATGCAACATTATTAGAACTATCAACACTAGTATCTATTGGTAAAACATCATGTAGAGATGTGTTATGAGAATATGCTCCAGCATCTTGTGTATTAGCACCATAAGATACAGTATTTATTTTCAATTTAAATTCTTGTGCTTGACCAAGCGCATATCCCCCTAAAGTTCCAAATGTAAATTCATCACCAGCACTATACCCAGTACCACCATCAACAATAGCAACAACTTTATATCTTGAATTAGTTGGAAGTCCACCATTACCTGGCCATGCTTCAAATCTAACAGTTAATCTCAATCCAGTTCCAGTTCCACCAAACATATCAACATCACCTTGAACGAAGTCACTCAAAGAATTCCAAAATTGACTACCAGCAATAGAATAAGACCATTGTCCTAATCCTTTATTAACAAATGCATCTGGATCAACATCTAAGCTTTCAAATAAAGCAAATGATTGAAATACACCACCAGCAGTTGCAGCAGAAGTAGGAATGTTATCATTACCAACTCCATCAGCACCTTCAACATAGTTAGAAGGAATAAACTCAGATGCACCTGCACAAAGCATACTTACTGGACCTACGGAAACGAACAGTGCAACATATGTTTGAAAGCAAGGACCTTCTGGAGTAGTATCAACAGTTAAAGATTTTCCTGTAGGAACCAAACAACTAGTGATAAATCCACCACAAGTTCCCTTACAAATACCATAGTATTCAAACGTTGCACCAAATCCTAGAAATGTTCCAGATGCAACCCAGTTATTACCATTCCAATCTTTTGATTGTGCCCAGTGTTTACATGCTGGTTGTCTTCCTGTATCACCAGAATCAGTAGCATCATACCAATTACCTACACCTATAGTAGATGCATTAGTATAATAATTTAATTCAAATACATCACTACCAGCACGTCTGATAGTTCTACATCTAAACGTAGTTGTATAGTGTGTATGTGGTAAGAATGCAGTTGCAGGTACAATTTCTTCATCTGGTGTTCTAGGTCTAGTAAAACCAACATTACCTGTGAGAGTAACAGTTCTACCAGGAACTCTAAATTGTCCTGTCATATCAACAGTTGCAACAGATCCCACATTAGATGAAACATTAACACTAACACCAGATCTCTCAATAGTTTGACCAGCAGCATTAATTACTGTGTTATCATTAACAACACCCTGATCTGATGCAGAACTAGCTTTAATAAATTTAGATCTTAAATCAGGTACTTGGAATTGCGAATCTGATAAAGTTACTCCTTCTTGTTTAAATGCACAAGTAGCACCAGTTCCAATAACCTCTGCTAATGCTGGATATACTGTTTCATTATAAATTGCACCATCACATCTTAGATAACCAGCAGGAAGTAATTCTGCACTATTTCCAACGTTAGGATCGTTTACCTCTAACTCCTGAGGAAAAGCAATAAGCGTTCCTGTAGTTGTTCCTATCTTAGTTCTTTCTTGATTTAAAAAGACTGGCATTTTAGTAAGCTCTGATGATCATCAACACGGTTTGTGATGGTGTATTGTTGTCCATAAGAATATTTAACGCATCTGGGATATCAGAAACGTTAACTGTATAAGATTGTACGTTATTTACAGCAATATTTGGTGGAATTCTAAGTCCACCCCTGTTCATAGAAACATCAAAACTAAAGTGGTTATGTGATGCTACTGTTTGATCTGTAAAATCTTGTCCAATATGACTGAGGTTAGTTGGATATGTAGTGCTAACGTCACCATTTAGATAGTTTGGTTTACCAAAAATCTCAACAGGTGGTGGGAATATACCAGTAACCTGTTTCATATGGTGATTGTAATTATATGTGTCTGTAAATGCTGAGGTGTATGCACCATGAGCAGGAATAGTTCTTTGTAGAGCAGGTGAAGGAACTTGATCTTGTGTAAAAGTTTTTGCTTCATTCGTTAAGACCAAAGTATTTTCATCATAATATGTCATTGAACCATATCCATTTGGCCACTGGTCTGCACTATCAGTATTAGTAATACCAGTTAAGTTTGCAGATTCATAGTTTGGAGTACCAGAAGTTTGAACTGTTGGTGCCTCAAATACCTGAACATACTTACCACTAGGATATGCTGTTGTATATTGTCCACCGTGTTTGTGACCAGGTGTATGATCAATACCTAATTTTCTACCGATAGTATAATATGTCTTAGACCATGTAGGATCATTCAATGTAATATTTTGAATTTTTCCTGCCATTGTATCAATTGGATCTAATTGAAACTGTAGATCTGTATCAGCACTGTAGATAGTTGGTGGAGTAACACCAGTACCATCATCAGAAATTAAACTCCCAATAACAGCTTCAGCGTCTGGTTGTCCAAACTGATATTTCTCTTCTTGTAGATATGATTGTTCAATGTCAACCATTGACCTACCATTCATATTAGGTACTCTAAAAAGATCATTCTCCTCATAATCAGGAAAATTACCAACAATAGATGTGTCAGTAGGACCGTATGTATTTCCTATCATTGATGCCAATAAAGGATATCTAGTGGCTGGAAATGACCTACCATCACACACAATCCACCCCGTAGGTATATTCTCAGGAAGATTACCCGTACTAGATTGTCCACCCCACGGCATAATTGTGCCGACTGGGGCAGACTTCATCGTTTTTAGTCTGTTATAGAATGCCATTATAGTTCAGTTAACCACCAACCTTGATAGACAGAAGGGATAAAGTTATCACCATCTGTTTGTCCAACATAAATGAGTCCGAAGGATGCATTTCTGTTTTGAACAACCAGTTCACCAGATCCATATGGTGTAGACAAACCACCCAACTTGGTTCCTGAAGTATCTCCCTGAAGAGATACTGGCTCACCACCGATAATTGGAGCACGAAGTACAAGTGAGTTGTTGTAAGTTAACGCTCCTGCAACTTCAGTAATTCTGATAACATCACCTGTTTCAGGATTAGTTGGAAGTGTAAGGATAAGAGCACCAGTGGAAGCAGCTACAGCTACAATATAATTTATATTAACAGAAAGAGTAGAATCTGTATTGACAAACTTAGTAATATGTCCACCATTCTTATTCTTCCAACCAGTGTAACCAAATGCATTGATAGATGCATCCTGCATAACGGTTAATGGCTTTGCACCATTAATACCTAGATTTCTAACATCTAATATTGGTTGAGAATTTGTTGGAGTTGCTGATTGAATACCAGCAACGTCAAGTAGACGACCAACAAATGTGTCACCATACTCAGATTCAACTCTGAATGTTGGAGTGAATGCCTTATTATTAAATTGGATAGCATCAGGATCCTCAACACACTTGGATGGGAATAGTCTCAAGTTACCACTGATATCAGTAGCAGCGTTAATGTCAAGTGCTCCACCTTCAAAGTGGTGTTCATCGTTATTGAGTAACTTAAGGATAGGTACGTTGTTATCTGTACCAGTAATCTCAAAGTTAGAACCAATGAACTTAACATCATCATAGACATCTAGTTTACCATGATTATACTCTTTCTTAACTAAGACTGTGCCACCATCATTAGTGATACTGCTAGTTACAAAGAATATCTCATTATCAATTATAATCCAATACTCACGATCAAGGAAGAATGGAACAACGTCACTGTTCTCCATTCCAATCTCAACGGAGTTGGAACCACCAGATATGATGTCTGAACTTAGAGTTGTAGTCTCTCTGAATAGAATTCTGAATACAGTTTCACCATCATCGTGTGTTGATGCTGTTCCAGGAATATTAGTTATAGATCCAATACGAGTAACAGGTAAATTACCTGAATTTCCAGAAGCAGCTTGTGGAGTTCCACTGATCTGCATGATCTCTTCATTAGCACCAGATCCAAAACCAACGAAGATGAAATCTCCATTCTCAAAGTTAGTAATGTCATCAACAGGAAGTAATGTGGCATTATCTGCGATAGTTGAAACAGTATTAACAAACGTAGTAGCAATACCGTTGTCTACCTTAGGATCCTTAAGTGCTGTAAGAATAGTAGCACCCTTTGTATGTGCATCAGAACCAGTACCATACTGAGATCTAATTGCTAGTATAGTACCACTTGGGTTACCAATTACTGTGTTACCAGAACATCCATCAATACTGAAGACCTCACGAACTCTATCAGTAACTGTGAATTTCTCATCCTTAGTTGCATTGAATGTAATGCCAGTTGCACTACCAGATCCTGTGAATGGAAGGTTAAGTGTAACTGTACTACCAACAATGCTGACAATTTGAGGAGAAGATATTATGGTTCCCGATTGAGGGAATACATTTTGTGGTAATGTTACTGTACCACCATTTTCTACTAATTCAACATAATCACCAACCTCAAGTCCCTCAACTGATGGAATAGCAGTAATTGTATAAAGTGTTGCTTGAGCATTACCAGTGAATTCTTGAGCTGATGCAGTCTTACATCCACCAACAAAGTTGAATGAACCGTTAACAGTTAACTTACCATTCTCTCCGTCAACACCATCGTTACCAATGATTGTCTCACCAGTTACGCTGTCAACAGAGAATAGAACATTACCACTTGGACAACCATCAGTTATCTCAAACTTCTTGTTAACAATTGATAATGCAGTAGCAAGTTTAAATATTTCACCCTGATTGAAGTCACCATCACTGGTGGTATCTTCACGATCAATAATAACATAATCAGTACCAACTTCTAATGTTCCACCAAATGTTGATAGATATACATTTTCCTGAGAAGTTCCATCTCTAACTCCATCAATTGCTTGAGTGATCCATGTAGCATCAAATGCAATATTACACTTAAAGATTGGAGATCTGTTACTTGGATCGTCTGGATGAGTATTGATCTGAGGTGCGAAAGTACCAAGTGGTTCTCTCTCAACAATTAGGTAGTAAGGAGTAGTTTCAGATGCTGCTAGACCACCAACTGCAATACGAACAATTTCAGGTCTGGTGTTATTACCTGCATCAACAGGAGCATCAATTAATAGATAATCACCCTCATTAAAGTAACCAGCAGGCAATGGATTTAATACTGGTAGATAATATTGCTTACCAGTTAGAGGTAGTAGTGTTCCACCTTCAGGACCAGCACCAGGAATTGTTACATTCTGGAAGTCAACTGGATCACCCCAAGCTGAAGAACCTGCGGTATCAACTCTATTGTATTTTGGATCAGAAGATGGTACTGCAAGAACGTTAACAATATCAACGTTTTGATTGAAACTAGCAGGTCCTA